GTCCCCGTGGCCGGCCACGTAGCCGCTGTGGTCCACCGCCGGGTCGGTGTTCGGCGCGAAGTGCGAGCCGGTCGAGCACGTCGGGCAGGTCACGTCGTCGCCGGTGACGACGATCGGCGAGGTGCCGCCGAGGTTCGTGTCGGCGCTGACGTCGACGCCGGAGAGCGTCGCGCCGGTATGAGCGTGGCCGTCGTCATCGACAGTCGGATCCGGGTACGTGCCTCCGAGGTCACCGCCGGCGGCTCCGGTCGGGGCCCGGGCGTCCGTCATCGTCGGGCCGATCTCCTGGAGCGCGGCCTCGACATCGGCGCCGGTGAAGAACGTCCCGGCGTCGGTGATCGGGACCTCGGCCGCGGTCTGATCGTCCGATCCGCCGCCGCTCGGCGTGGGCACGCAGCTCGGCACGCCGCTCGCTCCGTACTCGACCATCTCGCCCGGTCCGTCGCAGGCGGCCAATTCGGCTAGGCCTACCACGTCGTCCGACAGCGAGCCGTCGGCTTCGAGGGCCAGTCCGGCGCCGAAGTCGCCCGACTCCGGCACGTCGTCGTCGGCCTTCGCCTCCTCGACGGTCAGGCGGTCGGCAAGGACGTTCAGGGCCACCCCAACCTCATCTGGATCAGGGTTGATCCAGTCGGTGTCGACGGCAGGGGTATACGGAACATCGTTCGCCATCAGCGGCCAGGTGTGGTGCGCGTCGGCGACGTTGTGCGCGTCGATCGCGGCCGACACCTCGATGTCGGTTGCCAGCTCGGCCGGGAGGTCGGCTGCGGTGATGGCGCGGAAGGTGGCCGCGCCGCCGGCGAGGGGGGCCATGAAGGCGTGCGTCGCGGTCGTGGCCTGGAAGCACGCTCCCGTCGAGCAGTCGCCTACAGAGGTGATATCCCCCGAGCCGCCGGCGCCGGTCGGGAACAGGGTCAGCACGCCCGTCGTCTGCCCCAGCGCCGGAGACGCAGCCATCAGGGCGCAGAGCAGCAGTGCAGCACGGCGCATCACGGGTACACCTGCACTTTCAGCGACCCCGGAGCCGGCGGCACCGTCATCACTCCACCGCCGCTGAAGGTCACCGTGAACCGTCCGTAGTAGGCGCCAGACAGCGCCGAGGTCTCGACCGAGGACCACGAGTGGCGGAAGGTAGCCGTCCAGGTCCCATCCACCTGCGCGTCGGCGTCCACTACCGAGGCCGCCGCGGCGTCGATGACCAGCGTCCCCTGGGTGCTCCAGAGATTGAACGCCACGTCCGCCCCGGTCGGGTCGGCGCCCAGCCCAGAGACGCTGACATCGGCCGCCGGGAGCGTGTCACCGGCCGCTATCGTGATCGTGGCCGGCACCCGGTAGGAGACGGTCGCGGAGGTCACCTGCGGCGTCCTGGTCTGGATCGGGTAGGCGTATCTCCCCGGAGATCCTGAAGCCTCCCAGGTCACCTCGTGCCACTCGCCGCTCCCGGCCACCGGGTCCGGCAGGCCGTCGAACAGGTAGTCGCGCCCGTTGGCCTGCTCCGTCACCGTCACCGCGGAGTCATCACCGACGACGCAGCCGGAGGCGGTGCAGTCGTAGAGCACGAGGGCGAGGTCACCCTTCACCAGTCCGGGAGTGCCGAGCGGGGCGATGAAGCTCTCGGCCGCGACCGGCAGGGCCGTCAGCAGCAGGGCAGCAGCGAGGGATCTCTTCATGCGGCAGCCTCCATGAGGAACAAGATATCAGGGGGAGCGCCGACCGTCGGATGATTCTCCACCACCACCCTTGAGTCCGGCGCGCCTGACGTGTCGGTCGCTGCGGCCACGATCGCCACCCGCGGCTCCGCTTCGTCCTCGGCGTCGATGCCGTAGAGCAGCGCCTTCCCGTCCTCGGTGCGTGAGTCGACGTTGGCCGGCAATCCGCTCGCCACGACCCATGACGCAGTGGTAGGCCAGCGCGGCTCCTCGCTCGGATACACCGCATCCTCGAGCGCCAGCATCTCGCCACCGCTAGGGAGCAGCGATTTGCCATCTCCGTCCGAGACCCCCGCGATGAAAAGCGCTGACCCGGGCGAGCCTGCCCCCTCTCCGCTTGTGGTCCCAGACGAACCAGACAGCGGCATACGGGATCCTCGCCCACCCGAAGACTCTGCCGTGAACGTCGCAGCGATGAGCAGCGCTACCGAGTTGATCGCTGCCGTCAGCGAATCCCACGTTGCGTCCTCGGAGGTCTCCAGCTCCACAGTCGAAACCGTCTCCGCTCCCGTCAGGTCGCAGTCCGCTCGGCGCAGGTAGAGGATGGTGGTGGTGACGGTCGGCGCGGCCGGGATCTCCGACCAGTAGAGTTTGCCGGCGTGGTAGTAGGCGGACGAAACCAGAGCGCCCACAGTAGCGGTGTAGCTGTAGAGCACATCCCCGACGACATCCCAGCAGTAGATGGTGTCTGCGCCGTCGCTCCAGACCAGAGAACCGACCCCCACTTGCGCCGCGCTGTCCTCGTGGATGATGATGGCGTCGGCAGGAAACTCGCCCGCCCACGCCACACCGCCGCGATCCTCTATCCAGCCCCCGGCGTCCGAGTAGATCGACGACAGCAGCGATCCGCCATCCTCGTGGAAACCGTAGAAGGTCGGCGTCACCGTCACCGCAGGCACCGCTCGGATCAGGTCGCGCCCTACAGGGGCCACAGCAGCACCTCCAGCACGGCATCCTCCGACGCAGTCCCGGACGGGATCTCGGCCACGGAGGCGCGGATCGCAGCGCCGGCGGCAATCTCGTAGGCGAGCGGGATCGCGTCGAGGTGGCGAGGATCGGCAGCAGCGACGGCGATGCGCGGCGGCGAGTCGGTATCACCGCCAGCGAGGTCGGAGGCCCACGTCAGGTCGAAGTCGGAATCAACCTCCAACCCGAAGCGCGTCTCGCCCGTGACGCCCGAATCGGCGACGAAGGCGCGGAGACCGCGCACCGGCAGCACGAACGCCGGTCGGTCGAAGGGGTTGACGGCGTAGCGATAGACCCCGGCCACCTGCGTCCCCGGCCACTCGAAGCGCAGCATCGCCCGGCTGCCACCGGCCCACTTCCGGCGATCGCGGTGCTCGGTGACTCCCGACCCGTCGGTGACCGCCTCGTGCAGCAGCAACGCCCGCGTCCCGACCGGAGGCTCGCCGTCGATGGTGACCGCCAATAGGCCGTTGCGCCGCAGCCAGATCGAATTCGTCTCCGAAGCCGTCAGCGCCACCTGCTGGGACACCCCGGAGAGGGTCAGGGAGTTGTCCACCAGCGCGTTGCCGGGACCGATCGTGGCGGTGAGCAGGGTAGCGGTGAAGCCGTACAACCCGGCGCTCCAGAGATTCGTGATGTCGGCGTTGCCGATCACGCCCGAGTCGTCCACCGCGACGTAGGCGATCGCCACCTCGCCGGTCGGCGTGGCCGGCACGTCGTCAGGGCCCAGCGGGTCGGTGGTCTCGACCCCAGCCGTCACCGTCAACGTCCCGTCGGCGGCCAGTGACAGGAGGTCGTACCTGGCATTCGACGCCGCCGCGGCGGTCAACGGGATAAGCTGCTGGTGATACGCCCACGGCTTGCGCCCGGCGATCCACACCAGGGGACCGATCTGCACCTCATTGTCGGCCCCTCCGGGGTTCTCCGCCACGTTGGAGCCAGTTACCAGGACGGCGGCGTTCGGGTCTCCGATCGGCATGATGACGCCGTCGATGCCCGACTCGGTCAGGCCGGGCGAGGTCACCACGGACAGATCCGACACCACCGACAGCACCAGCACCCGCTGGAGGGCCTGCGCATCGGCAGGAGCTGAGACCTGGAACTCCAGCGTCAGCCCCTCCCCGGCGGCGAGGGCGGGAAGCGGCAGGTAAGACCCGGCTCCCAGCGGTGTCCACTGCGTCGGTTGCGCCGTCTTGCCGCCGAGTCCGGAGACGACGCGGGCCTCGACGTAGTGCCGATCGACCAACTCGTCCCCACTCTCGACCGCCGAGGTGGCGCCGGAGGGGAGTGCCAAGCCATGCAGGCGCCCGTTGCTCAGAGCATCCGCCGGGGTGCCGTCCTTGGAGTTGTAGAGGCGCAGCTCAAGCGCCGTCCCCGCCGCCCCGGCATCCCCCTCGATCGGCGGCGCCGAGGTAAGCAGGGTATCGGTGTCGTCGTACCACTCGATGTCGGCGACCATGCCCTAGCTCCTCGTGGGATCGATGGAGATGCGGTGTCCTGTCGGGGCGGAAGCGGACAGCGTGACATCGATCTCGACCTCGGTCTCCGAGACGACTGTCGGCTCGCCCAGCGTGACCAGCGGGTCGGTCTCCCAGCCTCCGGCGCCGTCATCGCGCACGGCCCGGAAGGTGTCGGCCGGATCGTCGCGGAAGCCGTAGCCGGTCAGCGTGAAGGTCTCGGTCGCTCCCACCTCCAGGGTTTGCGGGTCGGCCTCGTGGATGCCGACGACATCCACCTCTCCATCGGACCGCACGACCGCGAAGGCGCTCGCCCCGCCGAGGCCGGGCGGCGGTTCGTTCAAGATCACCCAGCCACCGCGCCCGGAGTTGCGAGCCACCAGCAGGCGGGTGCCCGGCGCGAACGTCTTGTCCGGGCCGGCGACAACGACATCCTCCGTCGAACCGATGCGCCGGACGTAGTGACCACCAGGTGCCCCGGTCGGACCGACGTACACCGCCGGGAAGACGTCGCTCTCCCGCTCCCGTCGAGAGTCCAGGGAGGCCCGGAGTGCGCCGGTGAAGGTGCGGCTCATGCCACCTCCATGATGGCACGTCCGGTGACCTGAGTGTAGCCCGGCGATCCTGAGCCCGGCTCCTGGTGGAGACAGGCGGTGACCAGGATGTTGTCGTGTATCCAGCCGATCGCCGGGCAGTTGAGAGCGACGCGCTGACCGGGGCGCACCATGACGTTGAGCGGCAACGCGAAGCGGACCTCAGGGGCGGCCTCCCAGATCAGTCGATGCCGCCCAACGCGCTCCAGCTCCTCGGCGGTCTCGGCGTACTCGACCACGACGGGGCCAGCATCCCAGCGCTCTTTGACGAGCTCCAGGGCCGGTGACGTGACGATCGCCTCGATCGCCTGCGTCTCGTCACGCCTTGCCAGCAGCGCCGCAGCAGCCTCTTCCGGGTCGTCGTAGATCGACGGATCGGGCGTGATGTCGGTGCGCCGCGTCGCCGCCGTCAGGTAACCGGCGATGCCGCTTTCGCTCCGCCCCTCGACCTGTCGTCCCTGCTCGTCGAAGCGGGCGAAGTACTCGGCATGGTTGGACTCCCCGCTGGCCGCGTAGCTGGTGCGCTCTGTGCCCCGCACCTGGAACTCGTACCCGCTCTGCGCGCTGACTCGGCCGTCGCTGTAGCGGTAGAGGCCGGTTCCCGACTCGTAGAGGTCCCACGCCTGCCTGACCGCCTCCTCGGCGACCAGGAAGCCGTCGGTGACGGTGTTGCTGGCGGTGTTGATCTCGGCCACCGCGGACCATGACGAGTTGGAGTGATCCCAGACGATGCGAAGAGCGTGGTACGGGAAGTCCACCTTGATCCGATGAAGAACCGATGGCGCCACCGCGCCCTCGATCTCCGGCCGTTCGTCGTAGACGAGTTGCGGGCCATCCCAACCCTCGGCAACCGGGCGGGCTTCGGGGCCGGCGATAGCGGGTTCGATCACGGTCCCGTCCGCCAGCATCGGGGCGACCTCGAAGTCCTCAGCCTCCCAGGTCTGGCCGGAGGTGTTGCGGTGCTGGGCCGGCGCCGGGTTGATCTGCCATCGACCGGCCCGGGAAACCGAGGTGGTCAGGAAGCCGCGAGCGTCGTAGACGTGCTGGACGCGATCCCACGACACCGGCACCCACCTCTCGGCCGGCCAGTAGTAGAGGGGAGATCCGGGATCGTCGTCGTAGATGTAGCCGAAGTAGTAGTCACCCACGGCACCAGTCGCGTCCTGCTCGTAGCGCGCCATCTCGGGTGAGTACCACCCCCAGGCGACGGTTTCCTCCGCGGCCAGAGTCTCGCAGTCGAACTCCCGAACGATCACCCGGCGCTCGACGTGGCGCAGTTCCGCCGGCAGCCCCTTCCACGTCACCGGCGAGACGGTCCCGGTGCCCACTCCCTGGGTGTACCTCGCCCCCCTGATCTCCCGCACCGCGTAGGAGTCGATGACCTGGTACTCGACGCGCTGCCCGCACTCGTCTCGCGTCACCTGCGCTTGTGAGGTCAGCGTCAGACGAGTCGGGCTGTCGGCGTTCTCGGAATCACCGAAGCTGCCGACGCCGGACAGTAGATCCTCGGCCGTGAACACCCAGTCGAGCCGCCGCTCGCTCGTGGCGGCGTAGTCGAGGGCGATCAACCTCCCGCCGCGATCTACCATCGGCACCCGCAACTCGGGCTCCAGGACCAGGATCATGGACTCCGCGGCGGCGGCTTGCGCCAGAACCAGCGCCTTCGTCATCCGCTCCCCGCCGGAGATCGCCACCCGCGCCGAAGGCCACCCCGCAGCTTCCGCGATCCGACGCACCACCGTCCCTCGCTGCTGGTTGTGGCCGGGTGGGAATTGCAGTGTCACCTGCTGCCGGTCGTATCGCGCTGCCGCCGAAAGGGCCACGAAGCCGCGCTGGTCGGTGTCCCCCTGCGAGACGTCCAGGATGCCGTCCGTCAGCACCCGCACCGCCTTGCGCCCGGTCGGCGTCAGGTACTCGACATCGACGTTCACCGCCCGCTTGCCGCCCGGGACTCCCAACCAGTTGAGGGGATGGCCGAGCGGTTCGACGAACTCATCCGGTTCCGACCCGCGACGCGGAACCGCGAAGCTGAACACCGATCCCGCCTCCAGGGATTCCTCGAGCGTCGCTCCGGGAAGGCGTCGGCTGGCCGGCAGCGGGACACCCCCGATCGTCACCGGCCACGGCGACAGGAGCTGCTCTCGGTCAGCTCTCGGCCGCGCCGCCTCTGATGCGGCGGCATCGACCGTCACGTCGAGCCGGGCCTGGACGCCGAAGTCCGCCAGCGGCGTGACCCGCACGTCGAGGCGAGCCCGCGAGTGGCCAGACACCGCCACCCGCACCGGCATCTTGAGCGTGGACACTACCGGCATCAGGCGACCGCCTCGAACCGCCGCGCCATCACTTCCTCGACGGTGAACGCCACGGCCAGGGCGTTGTGCGCCCGCAGGGATCGCTGGAGACCGACCAGCCGAGCCCGCAGGATCGGCGGATACCTCAGCTTGAGGTAGGAGCCCGCGATCCCGGTCGGCGTCTCGATGGCTGCGTAGTCCCCGGAATCCGGAACGTACACTTCACCCGCCCCAGGGCCAGAGCTCGCCACCACGGTCTGCGCGACTCCGTCGATCAGGGCAGTCGGCGGCCTTGAGGCGAGAGACACCCCCGTCAGGCTCGACCCGTAGGGGAGCTTGCGGGACGTCTTCCACGTCGTCTGTCCCGCGTCGGCGTGAGCGATGGACCAGATGTCGGTCACCGGCAGGTCGAGGTAGACATCTACGGCGAGGCCAAGCTCGGAAGCCTCGGTCACCGCCCAGTAGTCCTCCTCGTGCGCCAGGACCACATCCACCGGGACCGACACCGGGCGCAGGTTGACCGGCACCTCGCCGCCCAGCCACACGAGCTGCACGATGTCGGTGCCGCCGATCGTCGCCAGGACCGATCCCCGACTCGCCTGAGACACCGCCAGCGGCTGCGGGTAGAAGGCGCCACCTTCGATCCAGCGGCCGTCGACGTAGAGGCCCAGCAGGCCGGCGTCGGTGTCCCAGGTGTAGATCCCGCCGCCCGGCATCAGTAGCCCCCCATGGCGCGCAAGCGTGCCCCACCATCACCCGTGACCAACGCGGACAGAGACTGCCGGATGCCGCGCAGCTCACCCACGATCGCGGCGCCATCGGCGGAGACCAGCGGCGCATCTAAGGTCCGGTTGCGACCACCTCCACCCCCACCGCCGGTCCCGCGGAGGGACGACGCTCCGCCTTCGCCCTGCCCGTCGAAGGTCCGGCTATTCCCGCCCCCGCCTCCGCCCCCGGTGCTGGTCGAGAACTCGCGGAAGCCAAGATCGGGGAGCGCTGCCCCGGTGGCTCCGGCGCTGATCGACGCCAGGCGCTCGGCCTCGTCAGCCGCCCCTGCCATGCTGTCGCGGATGCGATCGACGGCGCCGGCGACATCCCGCGCACCGGCGACGAAGTCCTGCATGCTCTTGGGGATCGGCATCTATCCTCCGGCGCCCTTTCGCCCGGTCGGTCTAGCTGGTCCAATGTGGCCAGGCGGTTTGAAGAACCGGCTGGTGTTGCGCTCCCCGAACAGGACGCCGCTCCCCTGGAGCACCTTCACCAACTCAGCGGCCCGGCGCGCCGCCTCCTCCTCGCTGATCTGCGGCCCCTTCTTCTTCTTCGGGTCCTCCAGCCGCTCCTTCTCGCGGTGCGCCAACCGGCACGCCGACAGCGTCTCGGCCATCGCCGCCGTGGCCGCGATCCAGCCGTCCCGCACGTCGTACCACGCCGCAGCCGTGCTCACGCCGCCAGATCCTCGGTGCAAGCCTTCGCCTCCTTGCAGAGCGTGACGTAGCGCTCGACCTCGGCATTGACCGACTGGAGGGCCGCGACCCGCTTCAGGGCCTCGGATTCGATGGCCTCGGTCAGCTCCTTCTCACGCTCTAGCTGCTCCTTCTGCGCCTCGTTGAGGTTCGAGGTCGCCTCGACCGCCTGCTCCTGCTGCTCGTTCCACTCGCCGAGGGCCTGACCGGCGATGTCGAGCCGGGACTTCATCGCGTCCAGGGTGTCGGCGTTGGCCGCCTGCTCGGCGGTCAGGTCGGCCAGCGCCAGCTCCGTGGTGCCGACCTCGGTCCCCAGCGTCTTCGCCGCCGCCGCCGCGTCCTTGGTGCCGAGGCCGAGCTGCTCCGTGATGTCGAGGTAATCCTGGGCCGAGGTCTCGGCCTGCGCCAGGCCGTGAGCCAACTCGCCGGCCCCGACCACCTCCTCTCGCATCGCCTCCCGCAGGTCGCGGGTGCTGTCGAGGAGCTCCTGCCGCGACTCGATCGTGTCCTCGGTCTGGGAGTGCAGCACCTCGTAGACCGGGGCTGCTTCCGCGATCGCCGCCGTCAGATCACGCTCGACGACGGCAAGCTCATCGGTCGCCGCGAACAGATCCCCAAGCTGCTCTGCGGTCCGGCTCGGCAGGCCCTCCAGCCCTGCGATCGTGCGGCGCAGCTTCTCGGCCCGCTCGGCCAGCGACTTGGCATCCTCGGCCGCCTGCTCGGCCCCCTCTCCGAAGACCTGGACATCCTGACGCCTGGCGGCAGCGGCGGTCGCTTCGTCCGTCGCGGCGGCAACCTCCTTAAGGGAGGCGGTGAGGAGATCGTTCTTCGCTGCCGCGTCGGTGACGGCATCCGCCTCGGCGCCCAGAGCCTCGCCGCGTTCCGCCGCTCCCGCTGTCGCCTCGGCCCGGGCCGCGTACTCCTCGCGGATGCGGGCGATCAGCTCGATCCCGGCCTGCGAGGCCGCGTACTGCTCCTGCGCCGTCTCGCGGTAGCCCTCGGCCAGGAACTTCAGGTCCGTCAGGGCACCCTCGCGGAGCGCGGCAATCGCCTCCCGATCGGCCCTCGCCGCTTCGGCGATCCTGCTCCCCACCACCGGGATCTTGTCGGCCAGGGATTCGATCAGGCCGCCGATCGTGTCAGCAAACGCCAGACTGCCGTCCGCCACCTTGGCGAGGCCGCCGAGGATGATCCCCCAGGTGTCGGCCAGGACGCCGCGCAGCGTCGTGTAGGCGACGCCGACATAGCTGGCGCCACGGACCAGCGTGGCGAGCGTCTGACCGAGGCCGGCTGCGGCACCCGTGGCGGTTTCGCTGTCGGTGGCGAAGCCGGTCAGGGTGTCGGACGCGATCTCGAGCTCCCGCGCCAGCCCCGCCTGACCCACCCTCTCTGCGAGGTCGCCCACCGCGTTCTTGAGAGCGGCCAGGGCTCCCGGCAACGTTTCTCGTGCGGCCCTGGCGACACCGCCGAACTCTCCCGCCAGCTCTTCCAGGATGACGCGCTGCGCACCGGCCACGTCGCCGGTATCGACCAGTGCTTTGATGACCTCCTTCTGGTCCTCGGTGAAGGACACACCAGCCCGGGACAGCGCGCTGATCCCCAGAACCGGGTCGTTCAGCGCCTTGCCGAGTTGGAGCGCCGCGCCCTTGGCGTCCCCGCCCATCGCCTCGGCGAGATCCAGCGTCCTCTCCAGCACCTCCGGCAGGATGTCCCCGCCGATCTGCTTGAAGGTCAGCAGCAGCGACAGCAGGCCGAGGTTCGTCTCGTCACCGGAAGTGGTGACCGCCTGCATGTCGGAAGCGATCTTCTGGAGCTCGGCGGAGGTCAGGCCGGCGGCGTGTTGCGTCGCGGCCAGTGTGGCGTTGAGCTTGGCGACGGCGGCGTCCTGTACGCCCGTGGCTTCGATGATCGCCCTGAACGCCCGGCCGGCGCCGATCGCGGCCAGCGCAACACCGATGCCGAGGATCGCGCCCTTGAGGCCACCGAGCGAGGAGGCGCCCGACTTGCCGAACGACTCGATGCGCGCATCCGCCGAGCGTAGCTCGCCCTCCAGGCGGTTCACCTCGGCCCGGAGCTGGCTTACATCGGTGTCTGCGGCGTCAGCCTTCGTGGCCAGTTTGCCGAAGGCGACGGCGCCCTTCTGGCCGGTCTCGACCAGCTCGCGGGCCAAACCCTCGGCATCGCGCTCGAGGTCGTCGATCTCGGCCCGGTCCGTCGCCGCGTTGATCTTGGTGATGGTCTGCTGCCAGCGCTGGCCGACCTCGTTGAACCGGCCGAGAGTGTCGCCAATCTCGGCCAGAATCTCGATGATCGCCTGCTCGCGGACAGCCACCAGCTACTCCCCTTTCACGAAAAAGGCGCCGGCCGGGGCGGAGCTACACGCTCTTGCCGGCCGGCGCATCGGTCCGTCTCTGTGCGCTACAGCGCGCTCCGACCGTTGACCACCACGATCTCGGCGTGGCTGTCGAAGTCCAGGCCGTCGTACGTGAAGGTGGCGTCCGGGTCGCCCGCCACCAACTCCAGCGACTCGTCTCGGTTCGCCGCTCCGGCCTCGGCATCGAACAGGTCGCCTCGCGGAGTGCAGGCCGGCAGCACGACCAGGATGCGGTAGGGAAGCGCGGTGGCACCGATCATGACATCCGTCTCGGCGTCGATGACGACGCTGATCGGCTGCCGCTCGTGGAGCGCCTGCTGGAGCGTCAGGTCCACCAGGTCGCGGGTCGGCGTCACGATGGCCCTGAGCTGGCCGGCGCGGCGCACCGTGGCCGACTGTCGGCCTGCGGTATCGGGCCTCGCCTCCAGGGTGTCCCAAGCCAGGCTGACCGTCCACCCGCCCTCGACCCTGGTCTCCTCGCCGTCGAGGATGAAGGAGGTGTTGACCGAGCTGATCGCCTGCGAGGCGCCGAGGGCCGGAGTGAAGGGCGTCGCCCGCTTCGGGATACGGAAAACGTCCAGCTCGGCTAGCGTCGCGCCGACCGGGACGAACGCCTCCGGCTGCTCGGCCTTGACCCCGATCCGCGATCCGTCGGTGTTGTGGAGTCGGAACCACACCCCCTCGGTCAGCGTCCGGGTGTCGGAGAACGTCGGCTCGACGGTCGAGCTGCCCAGACCCGCCTGCACCTCCCAGGTGCCGTCCGCGTTGTCGGTCAGGAACTTGATCCAGATGTCGGCGTCGTCGTCCTCGGCCCAGTTGCCAGGCCACGTCTTGCGGAGCACCGGCAGCGTCGAGGCGGCACCCGTCTCCTGCTCCGCCACGCCCCCGAAGTAGTAGCCGCCGAAGACGAACGGGAACTGCACCGCGAAGTTTTCCCCCGGCGCCGCCACGATCTCCGCTCCCCCGATCAGGAGGTCGTGAAAGCGCGTCTCCGGGATGACGTCGTTGAAGCCGCGCATCGACAGGAGGCCGGGTCCCGGCGTGGCCTTGTCCAGAGCGAACCGCCAGCGCTCGGCCGCGCCTGTGACGTTGGCCACGGCATACTTGCCGAAGAGATTGGCCAGGAAGTGGATCAGGCCGTAGTCGTTCGGGTCCACGTCGATGGGAGCCAGCGGACCACCGCCGAGGTTCGTCTTGCCCACCAGCGGGACGAGAGGAGCCCCGCCTGGGTTGATCGCCAACCGCTCGATCACCTGCGGGCTGATGGCCAGCGGCCCGCCCGCGGCGGTGAAGTCGCGGAAGGCCGCCGTCGCCGGCAGACCCCGCGTCGCCTGCGCGGCCACCTGCCGCTTCATGTTGATCGGGTCGCCGGTGTACCCGCTGAAAAACGGAAGTCCCATGGTCTACCCCTCCCCGCCCGGCTCAGTCCGGGCTTCGTCCTGCTCGGCGAGATGCCGCCGGGCGAGTTCGAGGTTTGCCCGCACCGCAGGCGATGGATCGGTGCCGCCCTCGTGATAGGCGACGTACTCGGCAGGCGTCATCTTGAACGGCCAGGGCTTTAGTGCGGGCACCGTCACCGGCTCCACGCCCCACCCGGCCTGGGCGATCGACGCGGCTTGCAGCTCCGACAGCATCACCTCCCGAGAGATCTGCGAGGCCGAGAAGCGCAGCCGCGGGCCGTGGTGAACGTGGAGCACCACCTCGCCCATGCTGGGTTCGGCCGGTCTCGTGATGCGATACAGGCTATCCATGTCGGCTCCTCACGCGGCATCCGCCGCGACGACGTTCTTGAGCAAACCGCTCAGGTGGTCCACCGCAACCTCGTAGGTGACTCTGCACTCCCGCATCACCACCACCGTCCCCGTCCCCGGCATCTGCGGGTGCTCGACGACACCTGCCGTAGCGAACGGCCCCACGATCGGACCCTTCTGGGCGAGCTGAACATCCACGCCGTTGACCACCTCGGCCAAGTGGCGGGCGTTCTTGATCGCGGTCAGGATCCAGGTCTCCACCGTCGCCAGGCTCGGCTGCGCCCACGGCCACGGGTCGGTAGGCAGTCCCTTGCGTAGCGGCTTCCACTCCGGCCAGTCGACCAGGATGCGCAGCACCAGCGACACCTTGCGGATATCGACTCGCCCGGGCGCACCTACCTCCTCCGGGGCCAGGTCGTGCGCCACCTGTAGTCGGGGCATGTTGCGGTAGTCCGGCGCCAGGATCGGGACGGCTTCGATCCGCTCGGCACCGAAGACGATCTGCAACCGCTCGTCGGCGGCGAGAACGCGCTGGATCTTGCAGACCAGGACGTCCTCGGGCGCCGCCTCGGCGGGGCCGAAATGCTCGGTCAGGGACTTCACTGGACCAGCCCCCGCACGACCACTTCGGCCGCCCGTCGTAGCATCTCCGGCGATACGCCCACGCGACGGGGCGGGATCACCAGCCCAGCCAGCAGTTTGCGGGCGCTGATCCAGGCGCCGAACGTCAGGCCGAGAGTCACCTGCATAGACAGCCTGCCGGTCTTCCCGCGACGCCGGGCTCGCACCGTGGTCGACCGCTCCCGCTGGTGGACGGCGCCGTAGCCCTGGATGCCGATCTGGACGCGATCGGGCTTGATCGCCTCGAAGCTTCCCGCCGCTCGGCCCGCCCACTGCGCGTCGAGGTTGCCGGTTCGATGGAGGCTCCGCGCCGGCGCCGGCCGGTTGCCGAACGCCTTGCTCCGTGGCCACGGCTGCACGCCCCCGCTGGCGGACAGGTACAACTGCCGCCGGCGCTGGTCAGCGACGGAGCCCGGGCCGAAGCGCATCACCTCCACCACCCGCTTCCCAACGGGGTCCACCAGCGGACGCTTCAGCCTGTTCTCGATGCGGTCGAACGCCTTGCCGCTTCGGGGTCCGCCTCGGAAGCTGGTGCGCAAGACGGCCATCGTTAGAACCCGTGGATCATGCGGTGGGACTGCACGGTGGACCAGAAGCCTGGCGGGAGGTGCCCGCCGCTCGCCTGGACCGCTGCGCCGGTGTCGATGGTGGGCGTCGCACTGCGGCGCTCGCGGAACATCGCCGCGGCGGCTTCGATGATGGCGTGCTCGATGTCGGCCGGCATCGGGTGCGAGGCGTCGTAGCCGGCGGCGTAGGTCACCCGGACAGCATCGGCACCTGACGGCCACGTCGCGCCCAGCGCCGAGCCGATGCGCACGAGATAGCGATTCCCGCGCAGCTCGTAGTCGGCCACCAGCGATGCCTCGTAGGAACCGCCGAGGATCGTGGCCTCGCGCAGCGCCACCTCCGACACCTCGACCGGCTGGCCGAACCACAGGGCCTGCGCCCCTCGCGGCGGCACGGTGAAGTACTTGACCGCGGCGGTGGTCCGATCGATCACCAGACCGGAGTGCTGCGCGAAGATCGCCCGCGCCCTGGCCAACAGAGCCTCCAGCAGACCGTCGTGTTCTGCGTCCACCTCGCCGCCGAGGTAGTCCTTGAGGCTCGCCAGGGTGGGCGGGGTGGTCACGCTCTACGCCTTGGCCTTCCGCGGACGGCCGCGCCGCGCCTTGTTCGCTGCCGGCGCGTCGGCCTTGTTCTCGGCTGGACGGGCGGCCTTGGCGGCGGTCACGATCTCGACCACGCCGCGCCGCGCCTTGTCCCGCGCCCGCTCCGCCTCCTCGTCGTACTCGTGCCCCTTCGGGCACCAGGCCGCGCCGGCGGTGTGATTGACCAGGGCGCGGACTCTCACGGTGTTCGCCATGCCAACCTCCTTGCGTGTTGCGGTGCTGCCGATGCGCGGGTCCGGACCTGACACCCCTGCCGAGGTCACGGTGACCGACCGCTTCGGGTCGTGTGGCGCGTCGATGATGAGAGGCATCGGTTCGATCTCCGTGCGGTGGTAGCGGTGGCGGGTCCCGGCCGGAGGAGGCCAACCGGAACCCGCCACCCTCGAGCTATGGGCTAGCTCGGCGCCGCGTCGAAGGCCACCTCGACGAACGCCTCGGGCCTGTACCACGCCACGCCGACGCGCTCCTCGGCGAGGATGGTCAACAGGTTCTTCGTGAAGTTGTCGCTGTGCTGATCCGAGACCCGGATGTTGCCCTCCTCCAGGTCCCAGAGCTGCGCAGCCTGCGCGAAGGCGCCGACCAGGCCGGTGCCCGGAGCGATGGCGGTGGTCACCACCACCGGCACCCGGAAAAAGCGCGTCACGCCGGCGTTGTCGATGGACGAGATCACCAGGTAGTGGCCGTCGTCGCCCTTGGCCAGCTCGATGTCCTGCCAGTCGAGCGGGTGGAAGACCCCGCCGGTCACCGGGTACTCGGCGATCTGCGCCAGCGTCATGGCCTTGCGGATCGCGTCGATCTTGGTATCCGGCACCGGCAGCGTGGCCCCGGTGCTCCAGGTGTAGGTCTGCCGGCGGGCGTGCGTCAGGATGCCCTGGAGGTTCGGGCTGGCGCCGTCACCGTAGAGGAGGTCGACCTCCTCTTTGTGGCCGAGACCGTAGAGCAGGCGGTTGTCCACCATGGCCCGGAGCTGGTCGTTGTCCATGACCACCTGACGGGTGACGGGGAGCCAGTGCGCGATGACCTGAGCGTACCAGTTGCGCAGGGTGAAGCTGAGCTGCGCTTCGGGCTTCAGCGCACCCTCGGCTACGCCCGCCGCCGCGCCCTGCGTTTGCGACTTGTAGGCGAGGATGGTGCCGGTCGCCGGAGTGGTCGCACCGGAGTCCACCGCGAAGGTGCCCGCCGTGGTGGTGGTGATGGTGACCAGGAACGTGCCGTTGTAGTCGGCCTGCACCGCTCCGGAGATGGTGACGTTCACCTTCTGCCCGACGTAGCCCCAGCCGTGGGCCGCCGCCATGGTGATGGTCGCCAGACCCGCGACGTGCGCGATCGAGGTTACGGCCGCACCGACGCCGGCGCTGAAGCCCATCTCCTCGTAGTACTCGCCCGACGGGACGGAGGTCCGCGCCGAGGGGATGAGGTCGCGCAGCGTCAGCACCCGGCTGGGGGCCGGGATGATCGGATCGCGCTGGGCCTGCGGAGCGATCCCGGTGCTGTCGAGGAGCGTCTTGCTCCGGCTGGGCACCATCGCACCCTTGACCCGCATGTTGATGTTGGCGACCTGGCTCTCCCGGAAGCGCTTCAGCGCATCCGAGTTGGTGAACAGGGCGCCGGGGCTCTCATCGCCCACCCCGGGAGCACCGGGGCGTCCGGAGTTGGCGATCAGCTCGTCCAGCTCCTTGCGCAGCTTGGCGCGCTCCGCGGACTCGGAGTCCTGGAGGCTCTTGAGGTCGTCGAACAGCTTGTTGACCTTGGCCGCCTGCTCCTCGGTCGCCTTGCCCTGCGTGGCGATCTGCTCGTCACGCTTGGCGATGGCCGCCTCGAGCGCGGTCGCGGTCTTCTGGAAATCGGATGCCAGCGTGTCGAGCGTCTTCTGCTCGGCCGGCGTGGGGGTCTCTTCGGTGGGCGGCACTGTGGTTCCTCCCGCTGCTATGCGCCGGGCGGTGAGGCCACCGAGCGCAGGTTGTGGAGAGCCGCCATGACGCCGCTGAAGTCCAGCGCCGCCAGCGCGACCTTCGTCTGCTCGGGGTCCTCCGGGGCAGCAGCGGGGGGAACCTCGCGGGTGCGCGGGAGTGCCGATAGGGTGCGCAGGTGGACGCCGATGTCGGCCTTCGCCGACTTGATCCACTCGCGCTCTTCGGTCGAGAGCTCGCCCTTGGCTTCGAGGGCGAGGACTACGGACTTCATGGCCGCCATCGCGTCCGGCAGAGTCAGTGCGGTCGGAGAAGTCCCGAGGGACTCGCGGATCGCCTTGACCGCTGAGACGCGGGCCTGGTCATTCATCGGCCACGCCACCGGCCCGAATTCGTACAAGGTCAACTCGTGCAGCTTACGGGTGTTCGTCTCGTGGTCCAGCTCGTCTCGCACCACATTGTAGGCAAAACTCATGTGCGCCAACTCGCCAGACTTCAGCTCGGCGTAGGTCTCTCGGCCGACCTGTTTGTCCATGTTGAGCTGCGCCCGAACCCACAGACCGCGCCCGTCCTCACGCATCTCAAGCGGCATGCCTGCCGAATCTGTGTGGTTCCGGTAGACCTTGATGAGCTTCTGGGGGAGGCGTTCCTTGATGGTGCGGTCGAACGCGCCCGGCATCACGATGTCACCACCGGCGTCGCGGTTGCCGAAGGTGGAGGCGTAGCCCTCGAAGATTCCGGTCTCCCCGTCGAGCTTGAAGTCGGTCGCTGGGATTGACTTGAGCTGCATCTCGGGTCCCGATTATAGGGCCGCTTGCGTTGCCGGTGTCGTCCGGTGTAGTCTGTTGCTATGACTTGCGCGGATACGCTTGTAGCAGAGCACTCCTCCTACACGCCGAAGGAGGTCGCGGCGCTGGAGCGTTGCCACATCGAAACCATCTACCGGGCACTGCGGGCGGGGTGCCTGCGCGGATACAGGCTTCGCGGATCGGCCGGGAAGTGGCGGATCAGCGGGTCGGCACTGGCAGAGTGGAGGGGTGAGCCAACATTCGAGGAGTTGCGCGACTTCCTCGCCGATTTCCCGCACGAGGGCATCGTCTGGCACCACCCCGACGGACGCATGGCGAAGATCAAGCGGCGGGACTTCCGGTGATGAGCGAGGAGGGTGCGATGAGCGACACGACGTGGCATGAAGTGGTGGTGGACGGCCTGACGTACCGCTTCCGCGACAAGGCGACGGGGGAGCGGTTCCGGCTGGCGGTCGAGGAGCAGTCGGTCGGGACCGAGAACGCGAGGGTCGCCGACGACGGAACCCTGCTCGGCGCCCGCCTGATCGGCCGGCGAGTCCTCTAGCCCACCACCTCGACCACGCCCTCCCCGCACCGGCAGCTCCCCGGATGCGGCTCCGGCGGGCCGAAGTACGAAGACCCGCTGATCGGCGAGACGTAGAGATCGTCTCCCCTCGCCACCTGCTCATCCAGACTGATGCACTCCGGGCACACCCGGCCGTCGTCGGAGTCCACCCAGATGCGGTGGATGTCCTGCACCTGACGGGTCTGGCGCGCCTGATCCCACGCCTGGCGCTGCGCACCAAAGGCCGCTCGAGACCCCTGGTCGGCGCCTACCATCGTCGCTCGCTCGGTGATCTGCTTGACGATCATCCGCTCGACCTTGTGGATCGCGTCCGCGATGGACTGCCCGGCGGCGAGGAGGTCGGCCAGGAACTTCCGGGCCCGCGCCGCCTGCGGGCCGTTGATCGCCACCAGCCAGGAGAACAGGCCAGCGGCAGCCGCCAGGTCCGCCGGCGAGAGGGTGGAGCGTAGGTCCGCCACAGCGTCCAGTACGGCACGCTCGGAGCTCTCGGCGATGAAGCCCGCGGCCGCCACCGCCGTCCCCCGCGACCAAGCGTCGAGCAGCCCCTGATCCACCTCGATGTCGCGGCCCACCGCCGAGGCCAGACGTTCGGCGCCTACCGCTGCCCCCTGCTGGCTGGCGGCCACGACCGGAGCCACCAGAGCGTCGAGCTCGGCGATCAGGGCCTGAATCCCGGCAGCCCTGGCCACGTCTCCGGGCGTACCGGACTCCAGGGCGGAACGCACCCGCTCCTCTCTGACCGAAGACCGGGCCGATGCGGCGGCGGTGCGGAAGACCGTGGCGATCCGCGAGGCGGTCCGGTCCGCCAGGGCGAACAGCGGGGCCAGCTCGGCCAGGATCGACGCCTTGCGCTCGCTGGCGGGTGGAGCAGCCTTGCCGATGATCGCCGCGGGCGGCAGGCGCTTGGCGGGCGTCACGTCGGTCGGGCGGTCGAAGCTGGACGCCGCACCAACCATTCGGAGCACCGTGTCTCGGTCCACGGTAGGGAACGACACCGAGATCAACTCGATAGCCGTCTCCGGGGGGAGGATGCGGTCGGCAACCGCTTGCACGATGGCCTGGAGAGACTGGACCTGAGCGCCGTTCAGAGCCGTCTGCGCAACCTCTTCCGTCGCAAGGGTAGCGCCCTCCGGCAACTCGGGGGGGGATGATCCAGACTCGATCGCCAGACGGCCCAGGCTGACGCCGTGCGGCATGTCCCCCGCCCCGTCGATAGGGGCGAGGTCGATGTCCAGCAGCCGGATCGCCTCGTTGTACGGAGTCCCGGCCCTGAGCAGCCGCTCCATCGTCTCGACCTTCGCGCCGACCTTGTCCTGTAGCGCCTCGACCGCCGATGCGTCGGGGACGATCCAGAGCCTACCCTCCTCGCCGAAGCGCGGCACCACCTGTCGGTTTAGGGTGCCACAGAAGAGGTCGAGCCAGGGCATGACGTTCGACTCCCACAGCCAGCGGATCGCGTGCTCGAGGTTCGAGTACGTGGCCGCCTCCGGGCTGAGAAGCGCGGGCAGCAAGTTGAACCCCGCCGCCACCTTGTCGACCGTGAATTTCGACGTGGCGAGGAAGTCCATCTCGACGGGGCTGCGGCTGAGATCCTGGTAGGTCCATGACCCAGGGATCAGGGCCACGCCGTGAGCGTTCTCGGCGCCCTGCATCTGCTCATCCACGAGCTGGCGTGCCTGAGCGTATTGGATGTCGGTCGGGTAGACGCCGTCCTTCCCAATCAGCATGCCGTCCTTGACGGCGCGCCGCTTCATCGCCTCCCGATTCCACAGCGTCGCCTCGATGTCGGCCTCGACCACCCCGGCCAGACTCTCGAGCGGCCCCACGCCCCAGTCGAACCGGCCGGGGTCCTGGAACATCCAGTGCGCGACACCCTCCGCCGGCAGCTCGCGGTCCACGGTCTGTAGCCCCGAGTGCCGATACCGGATCGGCCAGCCCGTCTCGTCCGGCACCGCTCGATAGCCCAGCGCCAGCGGCCAGAGCGCCACCGGCCTACCACGGAGGCCCTGCTGCGCCGTCACGATCTTGGCCAAGCAGTTGCCGGTGAGCGACATCCGAGACGAAGCGAGGCGGATGAACCCCGAGCGGTCCATCTTCGGGTTCGGCCGGTCGAGGAGATCCTGGAGCTGGCGCACCGCGGACCCCTCAGGATGCTCGGAGGCCGGCTCCCACTCCTCGCCGACAAGCACCTGCGCCACCAGGGGCACCCGGGCCGCGGCGGTAGCGATCAGGCGAACCGCAGTCGACACCCAGACGTTGCCGCGGTAGCCGCGCCTGACCGCCTCCGCTTCGTCCCACGTCGCCTCCGAGGATCGCCCGGCAGACACGGAGCGCACGATCAGCGGCGGTTCCGTCGAGGACTTCGCACCCACGGGCCGCGCCGTCGCCCGGGCCAACGCTGTGATGGGATTCACCGCGTACCTCCCTCCGCGACCCTGCGCGGACCCTGCTCAGGTGATGCCTGCACCTCGCGAACCTGCGCCCACACCGCGACCGCGCCGTAGACCAGCAGCAGCAGGCCGGCGCTGATCGGCCACGTCGGCCAGCCGACCCAGGAGGCGATGCCCCAGGTCACGAGCCCCCACCCGGCGACGACAGACAGCACCGGCAAGTGACGCGTCATCGGTGGCCGTTGCCCCCGTTGGTGCTCGCGGCGCGGTCCTTCTGCATCCGCTCGGCCCAGCCCCAGAAGCTCGACTCGACCAGCGGGAACTCCTGGTGGACCAGATACCCCAGGGCGTCCGTCATGTGGTCGTACTTGCCCTTCACCACGATGGACGTTCCGGGTTTGTAGATCAAGCGCTGGAGGCCGGCGATCAGTGCCCGACAGCGGGGGTGGACGTAGAGTCGGCGGCCCGCCTCGCCTTCGTCGGCCAGTGCGTTGACCTCGTTGATGCGGTCCACCACCGGCGGGGCGGCCGGAGGCGAGCTGACCTGGAAACCGTGGCGGCGGAGGATCGCGAAGTCTGTATCCCCCACCGCGGCCGAGGTGCGGCGCTGCTGGCCGCTGGGGTCCGGACAGACCCGGACCCGCCTGCCCGGCCATCGGGCCTTGATCTCCCGGCACATCTCCTCCGTCCCGGAGTCGCGCAGCTCGATCTCATCGAAGACGTGGAGCTGATCCGCCGCCCGCACCGCAACGCAGGCGCTCATGGGATCGACGTTGAAGTCCATGCCGATGAGGAGATCGCACTCGCCGGGATCCTCCACCTCCGCCACGTTGACGCCGGTGAAGGAGTGGTAGACCCGGCCCTTACCCTGGGTGCTCCGCGGCACCTGCTGGTAGAGAGACAGCCAGTAGTACTCGCCCACCCGACGGCGTAGGCGCTCCAGGGTCGCCAGCGGGTAGCGCTCCGGGCACAGCGCCTCGCCCGGGGACCGCCAGTCGGGCTCCACGGTGCAGCCCTCCGGCCACTGCGCGATCAGCTCCGCATCGGCGATCGCCGGCAGGTGGATGATGTGCCACCCCTCGCCGCCGTCCTCGCCCGCCTCCTCGGAAAGCAGCCAGCCGGCGAGATCGTCCTCATCCCAGCGAGTCATCGTGACGACGATGGCGCCGCCAGGCTCCTCGCGGGTGGCGAAGGTCGAGCGATACCACTCCTTCTGCTTTTCGCGGATGACCTCCGAGCTCGCCTCCTCGGCGTTCTTGAGCGGGTCGTCGATCAGCCCGAGGTGGAAGCCCTTGCCGGTGATGGGCCCTCCCGCCCCGGCCGCCCACATGCCGCCACCCTGGACCGTCTCCCAGTGCGTCACCGCCCCGGCGTCGTCGCGGACTTGGCCACCCAGGGCGATGTAGTGATCCCGGGCCGATCTGGAGAACGTGCGGGCGAGGTCCGCCGAGTAGGAGTTCAGCCCCACCCAGCGGTCGGGGTGGCGGCTCAGGAAGTAGGCAGGCAGAATGCGGGAGGCCAGCATCGACTTCCCGTGGCGCGGCGGCATGTAGACCATGAGCCGACGGATCTCCCCCGCCACCACCCGCTCCAGCGCGTCGCCCAGCACCTCGACGTGACGCCACCATCGGAAGCGGGGATCGGCACGGGGAGCGAAGTCGCGCAGCGTCATGCGCTGGCGCTGGTGACGGATCGCCAACTCGCGGATCGCCGCTTCTTGAGCGGCCCGCTGGAGGTCGGCGTAGCTATGCGCCAGGAGGGCCAAGGACGGACCGGATGTCTTCGCCGGCGGCAAGGCGGGCGAGCTGGTCGGTGGAAAGGGTGTCGAGGTTGACGTTGAGGGTGTCGTGCTCCTGCTTGTCGCGCCAGAGACGCGGCTGACGGTTCTTCAGCCAGAAGATGCAAGCCACCGTGTCCGGCGGGTAGTGCTCGACATAGGGGACTTGGACGCTCTTGCCGGTCTTCGCGTCGGCCACGATCTTCACCGCGTCATGGCTGTAACCAAGGGCGCGACGGTACAAGCTCTTGGCGACCTCGGCGTCCGCTACCTCCTTGCCCTCTTTTAGGGACTCCGAAAACTCCGGGTGATCAACCTTCCACTTGGCGATGGTGGACTCTGCCACCTCAAGGATGCGGGCGAGGTCAGCATCCGTCGCGCCGAGAAGCGCGATGCGACCGGCGAGGGGAGCGTATTCCTCGCGGTAGCTCGACGGCCGCCCCGCCTTCCCCTTCGCCACCCCTCACCCCTCGCCTTCCGCTAGGTCGCGGCGCGTCATGGCGTAGCCTCCCTGATCTCCGCCAACATCCTCAGCCGCCAGAAATCGACCATCTCGGACCGCATCCCGAACGTCTCGGCCACTTCAAGATCGCGCTGGATCTCGCACCACAGCCGCCAGCGATCCAGGCGACGGTAAGCGCACAGGCGAAACCAGGCCCGCTGGTCGCCGTAGGCCGCCAGTGCTTCCAGGTGGGCGCGGTAGATGGCTTCGACGATCCTCACGCCGCCCTCCTCTCCTCATCCCCGGGGGCTCTCCCCAGCACTTCCCCCCGCCTTCGCGCCGCCACGTCCACCAGGCGCCCCAGCACTCCTAACTCGCGGGCCGCTGCGATAGTGCGGGGGTCGAGGTCGTAGCGCTGCGCCAGCAGGGTGTCGGCGGGGGTGGGAGCGCGATGCGGAGGGGCTTGGATCATGGGGCGCCTCCCGTCGTCAACGCCACCGGGACGTACTCCCGGCAGCCGCACGACCAGCATCCTACCTGCCGGGGGTCTCCGGGGTCGGTGTGGTGATCGTAGCGGTGACCGCACCGGCAGGGCGGGTAGCCCGGGGCTTCTGCCTCCGTCCTCCGGGCTTCGCTCGTCTTGGTGCGGACCATGGCGCGCCTATCTTACCGCATGACGCACCGGATGCGGTGAGGTGGTGGTAGACTGCTGGCCGTGCTCGACCTGACACCAACGTTCATTCAGGAGGTGGTAGGGGACATCGTTGGGGTCGGATTCGAGCCCGGACGTGATGAAGTTCGCCTACGGGCCGATCCGACGTCGTTCAATTGCGTCGCGACCAGCGACCAGGTAGATAAGGCGCTGGAGCTGAGAGGTACACCAGTGCGAGCCCTGCTGATTCAGGCGGACAACAAGACCCGACTCCTCCGGCTCGGGCGGCCGGATGACCCGCCATTCGTGCCGAGCGAGGAGGATGTTGAGCAACACCTCTTCAAGCGTTGGCACGAACTGCTTACGAGGCTCGCCAAGTGAACGGGGTGCCTTGGTCGGAGCTTATGACCAGAGATCAGGTCATCCGGCTCCACGATGAGGGCATCAAGCGATACGGTGGAGATCCGACCCCACGCGGCGACTTGGAGTCCTGCATCGACCGCAGCCTTGGGGCTGCGTGGAACGGCGCCTTGTATCGAGAGCCGGTCGACGCAGCCGCAGGGCTGTGCTTTGCTGCGTTCCTTCTCTTCTATCTTACTAAGAACCAGTGTTTCACAGATGGCAACAAGAGGACCGGGTGGCTTGCTGGGGTCTGGGTCCTGTTGGCGCTTGGCCTGACCGTCACGGCCTCCAAAGAGGAGTGCGAGATCATGGTCCGGTCGATAGCCGCCGAGGCCGCCGCCACGGCTGATGATGTTGTACGGTGGCTGGCGCCCCGAGTCGAGAGCGTCACCTAGCCCTTCGACCGCTTCTTCCAACGCGTCAAAGCGGCCTTCCGAGCAATCGCGCTGCGGCGGGCGGCGGACAGGCTTCTCGGCCCGCACCTTCCCGCCCTTCTTCCCGCCCAGCCTTCCGAGCGCCACGGCGTGCGGGTTCTTCTCCCGCTTCTCCGGCTTGAACTTCTCCTCGTCCCCTACCGCTTCGCGCACGACGTTGTAGGCGAGCTGGCTAGAGTCGCGGGGGCGCCGCTCCTGCTTGTCTCGTCGGTCCTCGTCGGGCGGGTCGCTGCTTGAGCGCTTCGGCATACGGGGATGGTAACACGAGGCGGGGCGCCAGAATTCAGCCGAATGCTATGCTGCGGCATCCGTCCAATTTCGTAAGGGAGGTGCAGCATGGCCCGTGTGTCGCCGTACTACAGCATCAAGAATCCCGGCAAGTACCACGTGTGCTCGAAGTGCACCGAGGGGAACAAACATCGAGAAGGAGAACAAGCGGGAGGGGACCGGGGGAGGCACGCTGTGCACCCGCTGTGCGCAGCTGACCGGCACCGAGTGCTAGCTGGGGCGATAGGCGTGATCGACTGACGGCAGCGCATCCAGCCGGCGGCAGTGATCGGCGATCAGCTCGCCGAGCATGGCAAGGCTCACGCCCCACTTCTCGGCCAGCCAGATGAAGGTCAAGCCCTGGGTGTGGATCTCGTGGCAGAGGATCTCGCCGAAGCTGCCGCCGCAGCCGGTCGGCTGGTCGAGGTACTGCTCCTCGATCAGCCGACGGCATCGCTCGACGTACGGCTCCTCGCAGGGGGCCTGCATGGGTAGAACGGTAACACATGTGTAGATTGGTAGCAACTGCGCCCGCTTCAATCCCTTGAACCGCCCTTCGGGTCAAACTGAGCCACTACCTCTCGCCGGCAACAAAGAGACCCAAAAGCTCGGACGGAAAACGCTTGACACGGAGACGGGAACCGTCTACAGTTCGCGTATGGCGAACGGAAACCATCCCGGGCAGAGAATACGGTCGTACCGCGAGAAGCGGGGATGGACCCTGACCTACCTGGCCCGGCTCCTCAGCACGTCCAAGGGCTACCTGTCCGACATCGAGCGAGAGCTGCGGGTTCCTGGCGCCCCCCTCCAGAGGCGCATCGAGATCCTGGTCGGCGTCCCGCTCAGCAACTGGCCGGTCGAGGGGCCAACGGCGGAAGAGATCCGCCAGAACCTCGCCGATCTGGCGGAAGCCGGGGGCCGCCGATGACGCTGCTGGCCGCCTCCTTCGTCGTGCTGGCGCTCGCCGCCGACGTGGTCCTGGTGGTCTCCGCCGTGAGGCTCGAGGTCTGCGGTTCGGCGGCGTCCGAGGGGATCCGGGCAGCGCAGGATGGCCGCGTCGAGGCGCACGAGCTCCCCGCGCTGGAGACGGCGGTCCACGCTGCCATCGAGACGCTGCACCGCCTGATCCGCGAGGCGCAGGCGGCGGTCGGAAGCCGGGAGGCGGTGTCGTGACCCTCTCCCGCCGCGAGCGCCGCCGGCATCCTCGTGTCCCCGTGGGCTCCCCTCCGTGGGAGGTCCGGGTGGGCGAGCGGACGGCGGTGTGCTCGACGCGGGTGGAGGCGGTCCTCGCATGGTGCGTGATGAAGCTGCGGGAGCGGCCTCTCCTGCGGCGTCGTGGGGGCCGGGGCCGGCGCCCCGTTCAGTCGTGCGGCGAGGGAGGGGCCGGCACGGCAGCAGTTGGTTCCACTGCGGCAGGCGCTCACCGTGGCGCGGCGTCGATCCCTGACGCTGTCCCCGCCCGAGCGTTGTCCACCGATCCAAGCAGCTCATCCCATAGCCCCCATCGGCCCGCCTCATTCGCCGCCGAACGGGAGCGTCTGCCGGAGCGGAACCGACTTCACCGACCCCGCCGCGTCTCGGAATCCGCCGAGGGGGGCGCAGTACTCACCGGGACACTCGACCCGTCCAGACGCGACCCCCGGTGCTCTTTCGGGGCCCCTGAGCCCGGCCAGGGGCATTGGTCCTAGACCCGCCTAACGAGTTGCGCCCCGCCGGGAGCGAACCGACGAGGCGCGGAGGAGGAGAAATCCGATGCGAGATCAGGATACCACACCCGATACGGTGACGATGGCCGGCTACATCGAGGCGGACGGCCCCTACTCGGACCGGCTGGCGCTGTCGGATCTGGCCACCCTGGTCGGCCGGCTAGCCTCGGCCCTGCGGTCGCGCCTGGAGGAGGACCTCGAGATGCCGACGGTCAACCGCCGCGACCACCGACGCGACGCCGGGGACCTCTCTGTCGACGCGCACCGGCTTGCCGGTCACCTGCGGCGGGATGAGCGGGCGCTGGTCGCCGTCGAGAGGGAGCGCGTGCGGACGGAGGAGGAGGCGCTCGGTGCCTGACCCCTACACCACCGCCGACGTCTACCGCCTCCTCTACGAGTCCCGCACCCTGGACCTCGACGCCAACATCGACACCGACTGTCTGTGCCGCGAGGCGGCGATCCGCCACGAGTCAGCAGCGGGCCGCGTCGAGTACGGGCAGGCCGACATCTCCGGCTGGTCGTGCCGCGAGCCGGAGCGCTTCTACCGCCCGGATGGCTCGGTGGGCGCGATCCTCAACTGTCGCTCGTCCGACAGCGTGTACGTCACCCTGACCGACGCCGGGTTCACCGGCGCGGACCTCGACGCGGAGCTGCTGCGCCGCCTCGACGCTGCCGCCGCCAGGGAGTGCCCGCAGTTCGACGGCGGCCCCACCGTCCGCCTCATGGACGCCACGCTGCGCCTGCTGAAGTCCGGCCTGAGCCGCGAAGAGGTGGCGCAGGTGCGGCAGGACATCGTGGAGGCCGAGCGGTGACCGCCGGACGGAAGCGGTCGCGCTGGTGGGCGAGTGACTGGCGAGACCACGAGTTGTGGTCGCCGGGGTTGATCCACGGCCCGGACGTGGTGCCGATGGCCGCCTACCACGCCGCGCCGGGGATCTCCAAGAGCGGTCTCGACCTCGCCGCCCGGACGGTGGACAAACTGCTCTGCCCGCCTCCGCGACCGGAGTCTCCGCCCGATCACTTCGCCTTCGGGTCGGCGGTCAACGACGCCATCCTCATGCCGGACGAGTTCGTCCGTCGCTACCGTCGAGCCCCGGAGTGCGGCAAGCGGAGCAAGGCCGAGAAGGAGGCATGGGGCGAGGCGCAGGAGGAGGCGAGGGCCGAGGGCGCCGTCCTGATCCCGACCGACCTCTACCAGGCCGCGCTCGAGTGGCGCGACGCAGCCTACTCGCACCCCAAGCTCCGGTCCATCCTCGACGGCGCCAAGCGTCGCGAGGTGACGGTGGTGTGGGAGGACGAGACGGGCCTGCTGTGCCGGTGCCGCCCCGACATCCTCACCGACAGCGGCAACGTCATCGACATCAAGAGCGCCCGCAACGGCGAGTGGGGGGCCTTCCGTGCGGCGGTCTTCGGCTGCCGCTACTACCTGTCGGCAGCCTTCACCGCAACCGGTGTCGAGAGGGTGACCGGACACGCCCCTGGCTACGTCTTCGCCGTCCTTGACAAGGGTCTGCGGCCGGCGCCGGAGTCGATCGCCTTCTATCAACTGGACGAGGACTTCCGGCTGCGCGGCCTAGACGAAGCCCGGCGCGACCTCGAGCGGCTGGCCGGCTACCTATCGGCCGCCGATCGCGGCGACGCTCTCGCCTGGGCCGGATACCCGCAGGACATCCAATTGATCTCGTATTCGAGAGGAGCTTCAGCATGACCGCCGAACCAGTGACCGCCATCGCCCGCCGCGGCGAGGAGATCGAAGACTCCGGACTCGTCACCACCAGCGCCACCGGCGCCGAACTTTCGACCGCCGCCGACTCCGCAGCCGTCCAGGCCGAGATCCAGTCGGCGCTGGTGCTCGCCAACCGCTTACCGCGGAACGAGGACGGCGCCTTCCAGTCGCTGATCCGGTCCTGCCGGCGCCCGACCTTCGCCGCCGAGGCCGGCTACAGCTTCCCTCGCGGCGGATCCAAGGTCACCGGGCCGTCGGTCAACCTCGCCCGCGAGGCGGCCCGCTCCTGGGGCAACATCCGGTACGGCCTGGAGGTCGTCCGAGACGACGAGGACAACCGCAAGATCCGCGGCTGGGCCTGGGATCTCCAGACCAACACGAAGGTCACCGCCGAGGACGAGTTCCGCAAGCTGGTACAGCGGAAGCGCAACAACGGTACGGCGTGGGTCAAGCCGGACGAGCGCGACCTGCGGGAGCTGACGAACCGGCGGGGCGCGATCCTGGTCCGCAACTGCCTGCTCCAGCTCCTGCCGCGCGACCTGATCGAGGACGCCTACGACACGGCGCAGCAAACCCTCGCCAACGCTGCCGCCAAGGACCCGGACGGAGAGCGCAAGCGCCTGCTCGCGGCCTTCGACGCCATCAACGTCACGGCGGCCCAGCTCGAGGAGTACCTGGGCCACCCGATCAAGGAGGCGTCACCGGCCGAGCTCGCGGACCTGCGGATGGTCTGGAAGTCGATCTCCGACGGCAACTCCACGTGGGACGAGCACGCCCCGCGTCCCTCCGCCCCCGGCAAGGAGATCAAGACCGACGACCTGCTGCCGCCGGTAAAGACCGAGGCGGCGGAGGTGGACCAGGCCGACAAGCCCCGCCTGTCCGCCGAGGGGGTCGCCCGCATCACGGCCGCCTGTGATTCGGCCGGCGTCGAGGTGGCTGGCCTCGAGGAGCGACTGCAGGGGCCGCTCGCCCACTGCTTCGCGGCCGAGGAGACGGACGTCATGGCGATGGTCAAGCGGATGGCCGGGTCGCCGAAGAAGGGCAATCGGTCGTGACCCTCGACCTCATGGACTGCGCCCGCCTGCTGGCCGAGGTGGTGGCGCTTCGGATGCCGGAGCCCCCGGTGCCGATGGAGGTGGACCCGTGAACACCGACAGCAGATATCGCCTCGCAAGCGCCGTTCGCCGCCTCGCGTCGTCCGCTTCGATGGAGGTGACCCCAGCCGCGGAGGAGTTCGTCAGCGCCTTCACGGCTGCCGTGATGGACACCGCTCCGGCCGCCCCCGCTCCCCCCGAGGCCACGGAGGGGGAGGCGGCCAACGGCGGCGCAGCGGAAGCGGAGCCGGTGGCGTGGCGGTACAGACACCGAGAACCGAAGTGGCTGTTGACCGATGACCGTGAGTATGCGGAGTGGATCGCAACGCACGTCGACTCTGCGGCAGAGCCCCTCTACCTCCACCCCGCCCCTCCCGCCCCCGACCAGGAGGCGGTCGAGGAACTGCGGGAAGCGGCGCGCGGGATGCTCGTGGTGGACAGCGACTCCGCGAAGGGAGCAGAAGCGCGCAATCGCCTCCGCCGCGCCCTCTCCCGGCTGGAAGGGGGTGGGCGGTGACTACTCTCCGCTTCGGCGCTCTGGCTCCACCTCTTGACGAGCAGTTGGAAGGCTCCGGGATCGACCCGCGCACGGTCGCCCACTTCCAGCGCGACCACGACGCCATCACCCGCCTCGCCGTTCGCGGACTGCTGAGTGAGCGAGAGAAGGACGCTGCACAATGTCGACTCGCGCGGCGCATCTCCAAAGAGTCGGGGGGTGGAAGTTGACGAAGTTCTTGGCACTGTTCAACTTCGGCGTCGTGGGCGCCGTGACCGTGGGGATCGCCATGCATGCCTCTGCTGGTCGTTGGGAGTGGGCAGCAGTGTGCGGTTTCATCGACGGACTGTGCCTCGCCTTCGCGCTGCTCGATTTGGCTGACTACCACCGGAGGCCGCGCCCATGATCCGCCGCATCCTCGACCGGTGGCGATCCCGACGCCTGGACCGCGGGCTGACCGCCCCGGTTCCGCCGCCTCCCGAGCCCTACCCGCGTCCCCACCGCGACAGCGTTAGCGAGGGCTTCGCCTGCCGCATGCCGGAGCGGCCGTGGGTCAAGGATCGCCACACCGAGCCGCCGTGCGGGCGGGCCAAGTCGCCGGCCGAGCCGACCTGTAGGCGGCAGCTCTGCGTCGAGTCCTACGCCGCGGATCTCGAGGCGGCACATCGCTCCGAGGCACGGCGCGACGCCAGCGAACCGAAGCGGCCGGCGAAGGTGCTGCCGATGGAGGGGCGTTGGTGAGCGAGATCCACGTCAACCGCAGCCGCGTCGATGCCGCCCGCGTCGAGATTCTCGACTGTCCAACATGCGAGAAGAAACGACCTTTCTGGCGCTGGTTTCAGGAATGGTACGGATGGCACGACACCTGTCTCAACTGCGGCGAATCGTGGCAGGACGGCGAGATGCTGCCGCGACCATTCGCGCCGAGGTGGCGCCGCGACAGCGTGGACGGAGCCGTCCGCCACATGAGCCGCCTCCTGGCCGCTTACATCCCTCGCGATCCCGCGAGAGAGGAGGGCCGGCGGTGAGCTTCGACCTGATCGATTGGACCCAGGCCCTCCGCGCGCTGGCCGGGCTGGCAGGATTCTGCGGGTTCGTGCTGGTGCTGGCGATCCTGGGGCGGCGTGACGGAGGGGAGCAAAGGTGACGACGACCGACCATAGGCATTCGAGGGGATAGGTGTGTCCGATGGGGTTGTGGAGGGAAGTGGCTATCACACCATCTCGCGGCGCTTCTACGAGTCGGACCTCTGGACGGAGCCGCGTGAATTCAGCCGAGCGGAGGCGTTCCTCGACATGATTCAACTGGCCGCCTGGAAGGACCACCACAAGATCGTCCGCGGTCGCCGCGTAGAGGTCGCCCGCGGCAGCTTCATGGCCTCCGAGCGCTTTCTGCTCCGCCGCTGGGGGTGGGGCAGCCGGGGCAAGGTGCGCCGGTTCCTCGCCGACTGCGTGTTCGCCGGACGGATCGAACATGATCCGAAAACGAACCGCGTAACACTCTGCAAGTTCGACAGATATCAGCTTCGGCGGACCGGCGACGGACCAGCCGCGGACCAGCCGCGGACCAAAGAGAAGAAGGGTAAGAAAGAGAAGAAGGTAGAAGCAACCCCAACGCGACCTGCGGTCGCGGTCGCTCTGGACAGCATTCCAGAGGCGCTGCGGTGCGAGCCGGTGGAAGCGGCCGTTCGGGAGTACGTGACCTATCGCGGCAAGATCGGCCACAAGGCCCTCCCCGACATCGGCTGGACCAAGCTCTGGAACCGCCTGGAGGGGCTGGCGGTGCAGGGGGTCGTGGCGGCATTCGACCGCTGCATGGGCTCGGGAAACCAGGGAGTCTTCCCCTCGAACCCCACGCCGAACGCAGCGAACAGGGCCCGCAAGGCGACAACCTACCGCGCCGCCGGCTCCCGCCCCGACGACGCCGAGGACTACCACCGCAAGGTGATCCGCTGGCAGCCCGACGAGGAGGCCGAGAGTGCGTGAGCTGACCGCCTACGCCGCCCGGGTCACCGCCGCCCACCAGGAGGGGAGAGCGCTATGCGAGCACTGCTCAGACCGGGGGTGGACGGCCGGTGGCCCGCACGATCCGGTCCGCCCTTGCGACTGCCGCCTACGCCGCCCGTTGGCCGAGCGGATGGCCGAGGC